TTTTTACTAAAAGAATCTCTAAGATCACTAATTGCTTTGGTTTGATAACTTCTTAGTTGCATTAGGTTGCACAAGGTGATTCTAGGTTATAATATATGACAAGAAACGACAACCCCTTTATTTAAAAATCAGCAAATAATGTATAAACCGATAGAAATCAGTAACGAAGAATATCATGCAAGAGATGAGATATCTTCATCTAATATTAGAGATATTCTAAAAAATGCTAAAAAGTTTTTATATAAATACAAAGGACAAGAGAAAAATGAGCCAACAAAAGCAATGGAAGAAGGAACTGCTGTTCACAGCTTTTTCTTAGAGAATAATAATTTTCATAAAGAATATATATTTAAGCCAAAAGGATTAAAAGGAACAACTAAGGAAGGTAAAGAATGGATAAAAGATAATTCTAATAAAAAAATATTATCTTATGAATGGCAAGAAAATTTAGAACAGATGAAAAAATCTGTTTTAGATAGTGCGGGTAAATTAATTTATGACAATGATAATTACAGCGAATTAAGCTACTTTTGGCTCGATTTACATGGAATTAAGGGAAAATGTAGGCCAGATTGTATTTCTTACGATAATAGATATGTTATTGATTTAAAAACTACGCAAGATGCAAGTCATAAAGCTTTTCAAAATTCAATATTAAAATTTGGCTACCATATTCAAGTGGCTTGGTATTTAAGAGGATTAAAAAAATTAAACATAGAAATAGATAAATTTATATTTGTTGCTATAGAAAAAACAGCACCATTTTGTGTGGGTGTATATGAGTTAGATAAAGATTTTATTCTTGAAGGAAACAAACAGATTGAAAAAGCTATACAGGTTTTAAATCTTTGTAGAGAACAAAAAACATATCCTGATTACACATCACATATTGAGACTATTAGTCTTCCTCCGTGGATGGCTAATAAAAAAGTCACCCCAAAAAATTATCAGGAGATTGAACTTTACTAATGCCAAATTTTCCAAAAGAGCCTTACGAAGGTCAAGTATTTTACGAACCGTGTGAACCATTTACTGGTCGATCCTGGATCTATGAAAAAGGACAATGGGTAGACATCTCAAATCAAGAGGTCAAAAGTGAAGATTGAAAAAGTGAAAATTGAATTTGATTACACACAAGGTGAGTGGATACAACTAAAATCTTACCTTTTCCCTTACAAAGGAAGATCAGAGCTAGTCCAAGACTTCTTTGAAAAAGTCAACAAAAAAACTAAATTGAGGATTATTAAAAGTGACAGAACTAATTAAAACACCAAATACAGAAGGCGAGTCTTCTATCTATAAAACTGTAGATTCTTTTGAATTTGCACAAAGACAGGCAAAAAGTTTATGCAACTCTAGTCTTGTGCCTACTTCTTATCAAGGACAAGAAGGATTATCTAATTGTTTAGTTGCATTAGAAATGAGTAAGAGAATGAATCTAAGTCCATTAACAGTTATGCAGAATTTAAATGTTATACATGGCAAGCCGTCATGGTCAGCACAATTCATCGCATCAATCGTGATTGGCTGCAATAGATTTAAAAACTTTGATTATGTTGTCGAAGGTAGTGGCGAGTCTTTATCTGTTCAATGCACAGCTATAAGACTAGAAGATAATAAATTAGTAAAAGGAACTGCTGTTACGATGAAAATGGCAAGATCTGAGGGTTGGACAAAAAATTCTAAATATACGTCAATGCCAGATCTCATGTTGAGAAACCGAGCTGCAACATTTTTTGGAAGGCAATATATACCTGACTTATTATTAGGTGTGCAAACAAATGAAGAAGTTATAGATATAGAGCCAGAGCCAATAAATGTTTCCGAGTCCCCTGATTATAGGGAACAAAAGAAACCTAAACAGGAGGACAATGATGACAACCAATTCTGATAAAGAATTTTTAACAGCTCTTGAACTTGCTAAACGATGGCGAGTTGATGAGCATACTGTTATGAGATGGAGAAAACAAGGTAAACCACCTGTTTTCTACAGAATTAACGGCAAAATACTCTATAAGGTGGCTGATATAGAGGAACTCGAACTAGCTAAACGTCAATCTATTTAAAAATCATGGCATTTCAAGCAACATTAACAGGCAACTTAGGACAAACACCTGAGTTAAAAACATTTCAATCAGGCAAATGCAAAACAGAACTTGCAGTAGCCGTTAGACAACAAAATAAAGATGCACAAGCACAATGGGTGCAAGTAGATTTATGGGATAAAACAGCACAATATGCTGCTGATTATTTAAAGAAAGGCGATAGCATCTATGCCCAGGGTGAAATAAAAGAAGAAAGATTCACACGAAAGAATGGAGATCTTGGATTTAAGATTGTATTACAATTTGCAAGAATTGAATTATTAAAATCTGCAAGTCCCAAGCAACCTCAAAATGTAACAGAAGCAAGAGCAACAGCAACTACAGGAGAATGGCAAAGTACTCCTAAAGTACCCGAAGTAGACGAAATTCCGTTTTAAAACTTGGGGCATGGTAGTAGTGTTTTCGCATCACTTTTGCTTGCTGCTCCTTTATAAAATTTTGGTTTATGACTCTTAAGACCTTTCGTAAAAATTTTATAAAGAGAATATGAGTTCCCATCGAGGATATTTAAGTGAGTCACCCGCTCGTGAGATACGGTTCATAGCTTTTATATAAGTAAGCCTATCAGTAAGTCCCCATTTTATTTATGACTAACACAGAAAAGAAAAAAAGATTAACTGACAAGTTAAGTTTTTTAAAACAAAAAAGAATTTCTAAAATTGAAAAAGATTTTGATTTAGAAATTAAAGGTTTTGACCATCTAATTGAATTTAGAAAAGATAACAAAGCTTATATTATTGATGACACAATTGATTATGTAATCAGAAATGCCATCATAAAATATAACCACAAAATAGAAAAAATTAATCGCATGAAAATTACTGATTTTAAACCCGAAGAACGTGTGGAGGCTAATAATGCCTTCTCATAGTTTTAAAGATCTTGAAAGAATGAACCTTGTTCTAGATAAAGAAGGTGTAACTCGCCCTAAGAAAAAAGCTAAAACTAAAAAATATAGACTTAGGGTAGCAGGTTTTGGAATATCGCCAATGATTCTTAGTACAAATGCAGAAAATGAAGAAGCAGCTATAAAATATGCAAAAGCAAGATGGAAAGATTGCAAGATAGAAATAATAAAATGACTAATGAGGAAAAAATAAAAGCAGCAAAAAAACGCATTGCTGAATTAAAAATTCTTATAGAGTTATGGACAAAAAATGAGTATAGAAAAAATTGAAAAGTTGTGGAGATTAGCCACAAAAAATCCTAATAAAAATGAAGCAATGGTTGCTGCTCGTAAATTTATAGAGGCAGTACAACGTGAAAACATTTATGTTCATATTTCAGCTACAGAAAAACCTTTATCACAACAAGAAATACAGCAAGCAGTTGATAAAGCTTACATGAAAGGAATTCAAGATTTAAAACAACAATATCAACACGAATTAGATAGACATTTAAATACTAAATACAATGAAGGATATCGAGATGGGCAGTCAAATAGTTATACAAAGGATGATTTGGATAGATATTATTGCAAAGGATATCAGGATGGCAAAAATTCAAATGCAATACAAAAATCTGAAACTAGTCAAATAACGCAAAAAAAATATACTAGTAACGATATATTTGTTAACAATACTAATGGAATACTTGGTACAGGCACAGTTACATTTCATAATGGCAGTAGTGGAGTAACAATTAGACGTAATTAAGTTTTGTATATCACACATATTGTTTGCGAAGGACATTTTGGAGTACAACCGATTTATTATGGTTTAACAACTAAATTTCAACCTTGGTATTTTGATGGAAAAACTGTCTTTAGGGGAAGCAATTACGAACTTAGATCAGAAGCAAAGAAAGCAGCAAAAAGAATTAGGGACAATTGTTTGTTGCGGAAATCATGTTTTTAGAGTTATAAATGGTCAAAGATATTGGATAAGTGAACCACCAAAAGATTGGGAAACTATTGATGGAAGAGTTTGGAATAGCTAATGCCATCTCTTAGGTATCATGCAGGTCGAATGGTTTTGTATGAAGAAGAACCGAAAAAATGGCGAGTAAAAATAAAAACAAAAAAAGGAAAACTAAATTTAGCTTTATCAGCTACTGAATTAGAACCAGCATTAATAGAAGCGGAATATTTATATGCAGATGCAAAGTGTATGAGTCGAGATCATCCTTTATGCATTGATTGCATTCATCATCTAGTTATCAAGGCAGAATGTGGTCTTGGAATGCCGGAAGGAAAAGCTAGCGGAGGAGTTTGGGCAAAGGATTGTGCTTATTTTTGGGAGAAGAATCCTTAGATTTCAATTTATCAATATGATTGCCTGCCTGTTTTATAATTTTTACAAGTCTATAATTTTCTTTTGCAAAAGCACTTATTAAATCAGGAATCTCCTCTGGTTCCATACTATTTATTACTGCTCTTAATATTATTTCTATATCTAATTCCTCTTCTAATTCAATATCTGCCATAATCCAGGGTTGTATTGTTTTTCTACGTTTAGCTTCTGATACAAACCAATCAGACCAGGGCATTTTTAATGTCATTAGTCATACTTTTATACTTAACATAACTTAGTATTTATGAAAGTCTAGTTTTCATTAAGTTTCCAGCCTTTAAATTGTTAATATTTTCTTCGGGATCTTGATATGTATACCATCTATGCTCGCAATCTAAACATAATCTACGTCTTACAATTTGATGTTTTTCATTTACAACAGTAGAAATTATTCTTTGAAAAGTATAAATACTGCAATTTGGACAACAAACAAATGAAATTCTTTTTCTCATTATAGATTTATCAGGTCTTTTATTTTAATATAGAAATAGCTACTACACCATAAAAATGGATACACAAACAAGAGGATATGGATCTTCTAAAAAGAAGAAAACAAAAAAAACAAAAGTAAAAGTGGGAAAGTAACTAGCGGGGTAGTTGACTTACCTTCCTATTAGGAAAAAGGTTCTGCTCCAATAAATCCACCAAACTATCGTCAACAGTATTATCTGTTTTTTTTACTAAAGCTCGCAAAATATCCAATGCGAGTTTTTTTATGGCTGAACCTCTAAGAAATGCAAAGACGATTGGCCTTATAACTTTTAGCATAGTTTTGTTATAACTAATTTAATAGTAGCTAAACCCTTCAAGGCTTTGCATATATCCATCCATTACATAAATATTTAGACACTTTAGGTCTATAACCTCTATGAACATAAGTCCATGTAGCTGGAAATAAAATTAAATTACCACAAGTGGGCTGTAGTCGTGTTCCATCTAAAAATTCTGTATAACCATCATCTTGAATTTTTATTGTATTTAAGTACCACATAAAGACTATTACTCTTGATCCTTGTCTTGTCATACACCAATCATTATGCCAACTATAAAAACCATTTGGCTCGTATTTTTGAATTTTATAACCTGTATCTTGCATTTGATATGTTGAATTTGGACAAAGATTTTTGTTTATATTTGATATATGCTCTGTATATTTTTTTAATCCTATTTGTAATGCTTTAAAAAAAATCTTATCTTCTTCAATCCAATTAGAACTTGTAGTAACTCCAAAATCAGTAGTATCTTTGACAGTTTTATCTACTTTTGGATTTTCTCCTGATATACGACCTGGTTGTTTATTCGGTTCTGCTTCAAATTTATCTATAACGTGTTTACAAAATACTTTTGATAAAGAATTTTCTATTGTATAAATTAGATCTTTATGCACTAATTATCGTCTTGGCTTAATTTCTGCTACTTTAACTTCTACTTCTTTCAAACGATGAAATACTTCTCTCATATCATCGTGCATAACTTCTATCTTGTCTGTTAATAGTTCTATAGCTGTTGTATTTCGCACGAGGTCATCTCTTGATTGTCTTCCTCTATATGACATTGAGCCAACGGAGACAAAACAAGCTGTAAGACAAGCCCCACCTAATGCTGCAATAACCTCTACCACTTTACGAGTCCTCTATATATGTCTATTATGACAGAAAAAGCCTATGGAAACAGAAACCCAAAAAGAATCACAACAAAAGAATAAACAAATAGACGATGACAAGCCTGACTATCAGGAGAAAATCATGTTTTTAGTAAGCACTACAGCACAAGGAGCTATACTTGCTTGGTGTTTAATAGTCTTATCGCTTGGATATATAAAATTACCTAATAAACTTTTTGGTTTAGACATCCCAGACCAGCCTCGTGTGGATTCGACTTTTGCTGCTGGTCTCTTGGGCAACATTCTAGCGGGATGGGGTGTTTCTGTCGGTGCTGCTAGTGGAGCAAAGAAAAAAAAGAAAGAAGATGAAGCGTCCGCAGCATATAATACAAACGCTAGTGGACAACAGACTATAATAATAAGACAGCCAATAGAACTAATTACAAGTAAACCAGAAGTAATTAAGGAGATTAAAAAATGAAAAAACTACTTCCATTATTGCTATTAGTTGCAAGTCCTAGCTATGCCGACATTCAGCAGAAATTCGTGACATCAGCCCAAATTTCAGTTGATATGCCATTTGTAACCACCCAAAAACTAGGCACGACCTACTCTTTAAGTGGGTCAAATATCACTCCATCCGTAACATCTGGGGGATCAACCACCTCTAATGCCATCGGAGGATTGAATGTTGGATCGTTGACTGCTGGAGTGCCAGCTTTAATTCAAACTGATAAGGCAGTAACAACAGCAGGGTCAGCTTTTTCTTTAACTGAATCAGTAACTATGGGTGACGCAACACCATCAGCAGTTACACCATCGTCAGGAATAGCAGCATTACCTCATCTGTCAGGAGCTACAACCATAGGTTCTGGGGGTACTTTGGGAAGTGGGGCGATGACGAGTTTGAGTAGTGGGGTGCATACCTGTTCAGGTGCATTTGGATCTGGTTCTAGTTGCATTGGATCTACTACTGTCCAAATTACCATTGACTAAATTTTGGCTGCTATTAATAATATTCTTTCCTGTCAAAACCTTTGCAAATCCATTAATTCCTACCTTCCGTACTGGCAGTTCTTCAACAAACAGCACCTCTCAATCAGTCATAACGGAATCTATTACGAGCTATCAGTATAGGACAGGCTATTCAGTTGGTGTTAGTGGCACTAACATTGAAAGTGCTGATGTAAATGGATATATTAATGCAATACCAACAGCAGAAGCTACACAAACAGTAAATGGAATTAATTTTTCTTATACAAGTCCTACTTTGGAGGGTATGCCTAGATGGAAGATCGTGAACGAATCTCAACCTTTTTCTCTAGTCGAGACAGTAATGACACCAGGCATCGACACCATTACCCAAATAAATCGCACTATAAATACAACCACCACAACAACCGTAGAAACTACATTTGGGCAATAGCTCTAATCCTTTGCCCTACAAAGGTTTTGGCTAATACTACGGTTGCAAGTCCTAGCTCTAATGCACAAGGAACAGTAAATAATAATGCGACTATGATTGCTCCGCAAAGCACTCCACAATTCAGAATGTCACAAGGTATTGTTTGTTCTTCTCCTAGCCTTACTATTACTCCTTATGTAACAGATGCGTGGTCATTCAATCGACCAAAAGAAACTGTAACTAGACAGAATATTTATGACGAAGATACAGGTGCTATAAAATATGTGCAAGAGACACCAAGATTTGAAAAAGATAACTATAACCTTAATTATGGAATTTCAGCACAGATTAGTATTCCTTTAGGTAAAGCACCTGATTTATGCCTTAGAGCTACAGAAGTAAATATAAAAAATCAAGAGTTGCTATACGAGAAACAGGCATTGGAGATGGCACTCTTTCGTTTAGAGGTGTGCGGAAAACAGGCGAAACTCGGAGTTATTTTTACTGGAAAGTATGCAGAAATTTGTGAAGGAATAAAAGTTATAGTTCCGCCAGGTCAAGTTATACCACACACGCACGAAATTAAGACAAAAAAATAAGTACTGGATCATCTTCGGTCAGAGGTTAAATTAAATTAACTTGCCTACAGCTTCCAATACTTATAAAACAAAGGCTCGCCCTTAACTAGGGAGTTTTGTGCTGTTGCTAAGAGTTCCTTTGTTTAGTACAAGGGATAATAGAAGGGCAGTGATTCGTGGCAGCCGAGGTGCTTCCAAATATGCCTTACTCTCCTTGTATTATTTATTCTACCTTATCTTTTTTCTTTGTCAGTTTTTTTATTAAGTTTTTAACGATTGGCTTTACAAGGTTGAGAATAATTGGTGTAGTCGCAGCCACACTAGCAATAACAGCAGTAGAGACAATAGTGCTAGGTTGTGGGATGTATTGGTCGATGAAAGGTACTTTTTCCCAAACCGCATTGCACGAAGAGTCTATTCCACGCTCCCATTTTAACAGCCTTTCAAGCCTAAGTTCATTTTTGAAATCGCCTTGCCTAAACGGTGCGTTTTTTGGTGGGCATGGTTTATATTCATCTTCTTTCTTTTCTTCTTTTAGTACTTCAGCTTTTGGAGGTTTTCCTTCTGGTAATTTATCAGGTTCTTTATTTACTGGTGCAGCCTCTTCAACAATTATTAACTGATCTGGCACATATTGAAGAGGAGTAAAACTTGGAAAAGGACAATCTGAAACAACTCCTCTTGGATCATCTATCAGCAAGTTTCTATTACCTGTATTTCTTGTGTCTCTGTGATAATATTTACAACCTATTACCTCAATATTTGAGTGTTCATAGCTAGGCGAGAAAGTATATGGAATATGAATATTTGGAATACTAATTTCTGGAATACTTATTTCTGGTATTTCCAATTATAATCCAAGTTTTTTTGGTATAGGTAATGACTTACCTGTTGTCTTAGGTAAAGCGTTATCCATTACATTAGGCAGTAAACCTTTTACTTCACCTAATACTTGATTCATAATTTTTGCTTTAAATTGCTCAGATGTTACATACTTGTAACCGAAGTAGCCACCACCTAAAATAGATGTGACCATAACAAAAGAGACAATACTCAAAACATTTGCAATTTTTTGAAACATGAGAGAAGCCTTTGCTAAAGCGTTAGTACCTGTCACTATTATAACCTTTGTAGGAATTATGGCACTAGCACCTTTATACGTCACAATGTCTATGATGACAAGACAAATGCAAGAATCTAAGCGTTAATTTTTTGCTTTTTTTGCATCAGAAGGTTTTAATTCTTCTTCCTGTGATTTTGTAGATAATAATTGTGCCTGTGCATCTTTTACTCCTAAGATTGCACCTTGATACCTGTCTTCATTTTTACAGGCGATGTCATAATCATTTTTAGCTTTTTGCTTAATTTTTTGAATTTCTAAAAGCTGTTGTTCGTATTGTTTTATAAGATCGTCAAGAGGATTGGTCATTAATCTGCTTCCTCTGCTGTATTAGTTTTAGCCCATTCAAGGTAGGCTTGGTAATGTCTGTTAGCTTCATCAAATGGAACATTATAGACAACATTATCTATAGTTAAATATACGTGAGTAACTTTGTTAGTCAACTCATCTTTTACTAATTTTGCTTTTGTAATAATCATAATTTAAAGTTCCGCGTCTAAAGCAATAGTTCCGTCAACAAAGCCATTACCATTACTAAGAGAAGATCCTGTAACAAATACATGGGATATTCTAGGGTAAACAGTAGGAGTAAAATTTACTCCACTACCGCCACTATAGTATCTACATTGACTAACTACTGAGCCTGTTCCAGTTGCTCTCTGTTGGACAGGTAGAGAATAAGACCTATATATGTAGGCACTGCTAAGGCTATTAGAGTAATCTCCGGGAAGCGTTAATTGTTGATAATACCTCTGACATAAAGCAAGCTCCTGTGAGTAGGATTTAAATTCGTAGTCAGTACTATTTGACCCTACTTCTAATTGAACTCCTGTTACATAGAATGTAGCTGCATTGGTAGCAACTAAATTCGTAGCACCACTAAACCTAAAAGCAGAACCAGCAGCCCAAGATCCTGAGGTTGCTTCATAATTAGAACCTCCTCCTAGAATAAAGCCTACAGACATTCCTTGCCCATTTGTAGTATTCCAAGTTCCACCTGTATCACCAGTAAAAGTTAAACTTTTTTTCTCCCAAGTATTAGCAGAAGAAATAGTATAACTTTGATTCTGCGCTCTATTCCAAGGTTGTCTTAATGCTACCGCATAATTACCTGTAACACTTGATTTTACCCAAAAAGAGATAGTAACTGTTTTAGCTCCTGCTGCTCCCCATCCAAGGTGAGCCATATTATAACCTTCTATATATTGATTAATAAGAAAATAATCAGTTGCAATAGGAGTATATGCAGATAAAGATGTAATTTTTAAGCTATTTGAAAAACCAACAGGACCGTCTGTTACTTGTTGTACTTTATATTTTGAAGTTTGAGATAGATGAGCGTTCCAACGGTCAGTTAAATATTGGTCATGAACAGGAGTTACTTCAGTTGACACTCCCCTCTGATCTATAATTTGTGATCCATTAATTATGAGATTTCTATTACTTAGGTTATTAGTAATATTCGCTGTACAAGTACCGTCATTGGCAAGGGTCACAGCATCTCCTGATGCTCCAGTATGACGAATACTATTAACAATTAATCTACTGCTCATGGCTTGGGATTAGCGTCTTTAACTGCCTTGATATGTGTTGCCCATGTTCCTGTATTATCTAGCTTGCCAGCTAACAAGTCCTTATAGAGCATATCAAGCTGATCTCCTACAGAAGCATAGACTGTAGATCCATTAGTGGTACGATCTGACTTGTATTTGATCGCTAGTGCAGCATCATCTAAAGCTTTTCTGGCTGCTGCCACCTTCGCATCGTCTAATGTGACTTTATTACCGTCAGCATCAAACGCTCCAGCAGAATCGTCAATCGTTACGACAGGTTTTGCTTCAGATTTGTATGCTTCGTAAATCGCTTCGTGATCCATAAAAAAACTCCGTTTAAATTAATTATAAGAGATAGCCATTATGCTGCTACCTCCATCAAAGTAATACTTGATGGTGTTATGTAACTACTCGTAGTTCCACTACTATGTGCATTAAAATATATTGTAGATGAACCATCACTTTTTATTTGTAACTTATAGGTGGTAGCACTTGTAGTGTTAGGAGAATCAAGAAATATTACCGTCCTACCCTCATTTTGGCTTGAATCATTACTGTTATAAACACTTATACCATTATTACTACCAGATGAACTTCCTATTTCAGTTGAGTCTCTTAATAATCTCGCGAAAAAAGTATAATCTGACTTTTGTATTGTCATAGTCATCATAATTAATACTTTATTGCTACTAGATGATGGTGTTATTGCTGCCGTCATATCAGTTACATCAACAAAACTTGTTGAAGATGTTGATTGAACTGTGGTTTTATTTGCACTAACAACTTGAAGAATTTTACCCGCAGTTGCAGTCGTAGCAAGCGTTCCATCTGATCCTATATCTGGAACGGTATAGACTCTATCATTACCAGAAGAAGAGGGTGCTTGTAAGCTAACTGACCCACCACCTGATGCTGCATTAAGCTTAATCTTTCCTGTCATGCTGCTACCTCTTGTACTGTAATACTTGAAGCTCCTCTGACTCGATCATCACTATCATCATCAAAATAAGCTCTATTTAACCAACAATTATTACTAGATCCACTAAAAGTATGACACCATTGGACTTTATAAGTTGTTGCAGAGGTAGTAGAAGGTGAATCTAAAAATATTGCTGTTTCAGATTGCATATCATATTTAGAATCACTTTGTAAACGCATACTACCTGTTCCTTGTGTTCTATTACTAGCAGAATCACCTATATAAATCGCTGTACTGTCTCTCATTAACCTATAAGCTACATTTCTATTTGAGTCAGCACTAAGACGCATATCAACCATAACTAAAATTTTATTGCTGCTTGAAGAAGGTGTGATTGATACACTCATTCCAGATATATCAACAAAAGTATTTACAGAAGCTGTGCTTGTTGTATCTGTCTTAACTGTTTGTTTTACTTGAATAATAGACCCACTAGACATTGCTGAGTCTGGTAAGGCTGCTAGTCCTGTTACTGCTCCTGTTTGTCCGTTAATTGATACTGGCATTAGACCACCGTAAATGTTGAACCAGAAGGTATAGTTAAAGTATAAGTCGCCATTGAAAATTCACCAGCTACCATTCCATTTTTACCAGTTCCAACTGTAATATTTCCAGTAGCAGTCGTAGGGTTTTGAAATATATCATCAGTAACACCACTAGCAGGGATTGATATTGCATTAGTGGAAGCAGCAGTTATTCTGCCCTGTGCATCAACTGTGATAGCTGGTATTGCAGAAGCAGAACCATAACTCCCTGCTGAAACAGCAGTATTAGCAAGTCCACCTGATTGTGTTTTGGTTAATCCCATTAGTCAGCCTCCTCTGCTGTGTTTCCTTGTTTCACCCATTCTAAATAGGCTTGGTAATCGGTGTTTGCTTCGTCAAATGGAATAATTGCACTATCCTCTTTTCTATAAATCATAGTTGTTGAAACAACTCCGTCTATATCTTTTATTTTTTTATAAGTGTAATTCATAATTAAAGTTCTGCTGACATTTCATAACCAGTTAGTCTTGGTGCTGAGGCATTGGAAGTATTACAATAAACTATACTGTAGTATGGACTCTGTGCTGATGCACCTACACTTGAAGCATTTGCACTACCAGTAATAGTAATAGTAGGTGCTGCTCA